GGCGACGCGGCCTACTACCTGGGGAAGATAGGGGGGGCGAAATGAACCCCACTATCCTCGAGGCTGACAAGTTGCTCGCCGAGGCGAACCTCCCCACCTACACCCAGGCCATGACCGCGTTGCTCGCCCTGGCACGCGAGATCGGCTCGATGCCAAACATCGATCAACATCAAGTGTTCAAAGCGTGGGTCATGCTAGACCGCTACTCAACCAACTCCAAAGGAAATTAACATGTTTGAATTCGCCGTCTTAGCCCTCCTTTTCTTCATCCTCTGCTCCCTCCAAGATTGATGCCCCACAAACGCACCAAAAGGCCCCTAGGGGCCTTTTTTTACGTCTCCCCCTGCCCTGAGCCGTCCTCTAGCTTGCGAGGCTCTACGATCGTCGCATCAATGATGTCCCCAGAGATCAGCCGTGCCTTCGCCGCCTCAAGCGCATCGTTAATACTAATACCAGTATGTACTATTTCATGCTTTTGAGTTTCAGCCCACCTCATCTGGGTTTTAGTCCACCAGATAAGTGAGCCGGTATCACCATTGATCGCTTTCTGATACAACGTCCCACCAATCGCTGCATTAGCTTTTGCTTTACCGGCTAATAACTCTTTCCCGAAATGATCCCGTAGCGTATCGACGTGAATACCATTTCGGATCAAGGCCGCGATCTGCTCTTGCACTAGCCCGATCCCGGAGAGCTTCTCAACGTATTCCCTCTCCTCCTCGGTTGGCACCAACGCAGGCCTACCTGCACCCGGTTGAGCACCGCCTCCCCGCCGACGAATTTCTTGAGTGGAAAATTCTTCCTCATCCATGTTAGCACTCCCTAACTTACCTAGTTGAACCATAACGAACCGTCCCACAAACAAGCGTAACTACCGTAACTACCTAAAGGTAGTAGTTACGTTACGTTACGCTACTTGTTAGTTTTGTCACAACAGCGTAACTGCGTAACAGTTACGCAAAAGTTACGCTGTTACGCTCCTTTCCTCAATACCGAAAGTAGCATAGCATCTGCTTGTACGGTGTCCACCACTACCCACCCGTGTTCAAATTGTTCAATGATCTGGCCCAAGAGCAGCTCAGAAATGGGCTTCCCTTTTGCTGCTGGTCTGGCGTACATAGCTGCCGATGCCTCGGTTAATTCAAGTTTATCAATAAGATATTGAATAAACCCTGACCTGCTCAAATAAGGTTTATTACCTCTCTCTTCTGCCCCAGTTGCAGCCCAAGCATTCTCGAATAACTTTCTATGCTTGCTGAGTTTGTTATCCTTCTTGTCCTCATTAACTGGAGCGGTTACCACTTCGCTCACGGCGCTCGTGATTGGCTGTCCGTCTTCGTCTATCCAGCCGGGGATCTCGATCTGGCGGAGTTCGGCGTGGACGGGATTAGCTAGCTCTGCATCTTTGCTCTTGCGTTGAACTATCTGCATGGGCTGATCGTCTTTGGACGGGATGATGCTTATCTCTATGTCTAGTGCGCCGCGCCATGCTGAACTGCCTCGGGCGCGGTGCTGGGCTTCGTCTGATACGCCTGTGTGATGAACGAGGATGACTGTGCAGTTGAACTCTCGCATGAGGTTGGAGCAGGCATCTAGCATTGTCTTTGCATCTTGGGCGCTGTTTTCATCGCCTAGAAGAAACCGATGCAGGGTGTCAATGACGATCACGCTGGGCAAGATCTGAATTGACTTGATTGAGTCGGCTACTTTTCTGTAGCCCTCGGGCGTATTCAGGTCGCAACCTGCTTTGCTTAGCCACATCTGTAGTGGGCCTGCCTGATGGTGATGCTTCCAGGCGGCTATTCGACTTCGCAGGCCGTGGTGACCTTCGCCTGCCAAGTAGACTACTTTCCCTGGCTTTACCTTTTGAGCTGCCCATTCTGGTGTTCCGCTTGCTATGCGCAGGCACCAGTCAAGAACAACGAAAGTTTTCCCGCCGCCGCTGGGGCCGTGGACCATGACTAGAGCCTGATCCTGTACCCAGCGCTTCACTAGCCATGAAATGGGGGCTGGCTGGGCGCAATAGTCATCTGCTGGGACTAGCCAATCCTCCACGGGCGGGGTGAGTAGCAACATCAAATTATGTCCCGCTTGAGCGTAATCGTTAGCATCCCCCGGGGTGGGGATCAAGATCATACGCGCACCGTGCTTTGCGCTTGCTTGCTCTGCGTACCGCTGGCCGATGCCGTGCTTATCATGATCTGCCACGATAACAATGTCCTGATTCTTGCCATACATTTCTCGTAGGCTTGCAGTGACTGGGACCAAGCTGCTAGCGCTATAAGCAACAATGCAGGGGCGATTTGTTGCTTGATGGATCGTCGCGGCTGTGGCGAAGCCTTCAGCTATGTAGAGCACGCCAGGCTGATCGAGGGTGCCAAGCATCCAGTACATGCCGCCGGTTTGGCCGCCTGAATGGTACAGCTTCCCACCCGACTCATCAATGTATTGGAGGCTTGAGAGTTCACCCTCTGGGCTGAAGAGAGGCAGCATCAAACGCCCGTCACCAGTCACGCGAGCGCCATGGGCTTCGATGCCTTTGCGCTTAAGATATGGATGCTCTGGGCTTGCTTGCACACCACCCGACCAGATTGTCTCAACTGTGCTGGCGGCAACGCTTCGATCTCGCTCAATCTCTGCGTCTCGCTGCTTTTTTGCGGCAGCAACGCGAGCGATATGGGCCATTTCTTCGGCGGGTGTCCACTTCTTGCCCCCTACATCGGCCTTGACTGTCTGAGTAATGTCTTCACGCCAGCAGCCGAAAGTGATACATGGAATGCCGTCGGCGTGGCCGACGTACCATCCCGACCGATCAAATTTCTTTGACTCGGTGGATCTGAAACGACGTAACTTGCCGTCTAAGATGATCTCGGGCACTTCCAGGCCCGCGCGCCGAATTGCCTCGGCGAATTGGATTTCCGGTGCCTGTGGAACCTGGCTCACTGGGGGCGACCAGGGTCCGCCTAGGATCTTGGATAGATCAGCCATGGCGCAGTACCGCTTGGGCACTGTTTTCAATGTACGTGCTCAGCGCCGCCAGCACTCTATGACTAGGATTGCAATCAGCGTTGTTGCGAATGTCCCGCAAAGTGTTTGGATGCAGGCCCGTCTTCTCAGAAATGACAGTCAATCGCCGATCCTGAAGCTGTGCGCGTATCAATTCAAGTGTAAGCATGTTGTTGTTAAAAAAGTTGCATTGTGGTGTTGACATCATACGCCCCACTGAACTATAGTGTCAACACTGCACGAACAGATCCCCTGACGGTGCAGCCAAACGGAGATAAACATGGAACTGATTCATCAAGACGGATTTTATAAAGTGTACGTCTCAAAGACCGGCGCGTACTTCACTGTTTGGTCGTCAGACTATCCTAGCAAGTATTCATTGCTTGGCACCTGCGAGACCCGGGACGAAGCCCTTGATCTTGCTTTCACATACACCGACTGCATGATTAGCGAAGTGGCATTTTAATGCTTGTGGGGTGTTGACAAGTTAACAAACACCCCGCACAATACACACATCGCACGAACAGATCTTCTGACGGTGCGACACACAAGGAAAAACTATGAAGAACAATGACCTGCAACTGACCCAAGCCGATCAACTGGGCGCACTTTTGGCCGAGATTGCTATTCTTGAAGAAAAGGCCGATGCAATCAAGAAAGCCATGCGCGAGGTTGGCGGTGTTCACGAAGGTGTGCTGTTTCGTTCTACTGTTGTTGAATCCAACCGGGCTGGTACTGACTGGAAAGCTCTTTGCAAAGCTCAGAACATTGGTGCAGATGTCATTGCAACTCACACCAAGGTGACGGCGGTTTACAGCGTCAAGACCACCTCAAAATGAAGAACTGGCCATTCCCCACCTATAAGGGGGTGGCCCTTCCAAGGCCCCCCGCTACCCCGTTCCGCCAGGAACCCATTCCACCCGCGCCACCGGCGCCTTTTTGAAAGTACATGTGCTACTATGTCTTAACTTAACAAGAGGTTAAAACATGCCAAACATTAGCAAAGATGTAACTGGACAAAGATTTGACATGCTTGTTGCCGTTGAAATTGTGGGCAAGCGGCGAAAAGCAAACTTGTGGAAATGCTTATGCGACTGTGGCAACGACACATTTGCCATAGTTTCTCAGTTGACAAGAGGTGATATAACATCTTGTGGATGCAAAAGAAAACATCCGAAAGGACCAAGACCTGACTTAAGTTTAAGAAATAAGCAGAACGCAACACATGCAATGTCGAAAAGTGCCACGTATGCCAGTTGGAAATCAATGAAGGAACGTTGTTATAACAAAAATGACAAAGATTATCCGCGTTGGGGTGGCCGAGGGATTAATGTTTGTGAAGCATGGCGTAGTTCATTTGTTGAGTTTTACAAAGATATGGGAGAACGTCCAGAAGGACACACCATAGACAGAATAAACAATGAAGGAAATTACGAACCAAGAAATTGTCGTTGGGCAGTTCAAAAAGTACAAAGCAACAATACAAGGAAAAATTATTATGTTGAATACATGGGCAAAACTCAAACAGTTAAGCAATGGGCTGAAGAGTTAAAGGGAACAGAATACAAAACCATTCTTTACCGACTTCGTAAAGGGTGGGACACGCATCTAGCATTAACCACACCATCAACAATCAAAAGGAAATGATATGGCTATTAATTTGAAAAGAACCGGCGAGTTTGCTGCACATGGGGTAAAAATTCTTTGTTATGGGCAAAGTGGCGCAGGCAAGACTAGCCTTATCCCTACGCTACCCAACCCTGTAGTGCTATCGGCCGAGGGCGGCTTGCTGTCTATTGCTGGGGCAGATGTGCCATTCATTGAAATAAGCTCGATGGACGCCCTCAGAGAGGCTTACGAGTGGCTCACAAAGTCTGAGGAGGCCAAGGCTTTTCAGTCCGTGGCGATTGACTCAATCAGCGAAATCGCTGAGGTGGTGCTTAACTACGAAAAGAAGCACAACAAAGATCCGCGCGCTGCCTACGGTAGCATGCAGGAACAAATGGCCGACGTCATTCGAGCATTTCGCGATTTGCCTGGGCGTGACGTCCTGATGACTGCGAAGCTTGAGAAGACGCAGGACGAGATGGGCAAAGTTCTGTACGCACCAAGCATGCCGGGTAACAAAAGCGGTCAAGCTTTGCCTTATTTCTTTGACGAAGTGCTGGCCCTCCGAGTTGAGCGCGACGCGGACGGCAACACGCAACGCGCATTGATGTGCGATGGCGACGGCGCGTGGTTAGCTAAAGATCGCTCTGGCAAGCTGGGCGCGTGGGAGGGGCCGGATCT